GCAACAGTTTCAAATTCAGGCGTACCTTGTTTGTCCTGATTTTCGACTATCCACTGAGCGTATTTTTCTGCGCTCATTTTTTGCCCCTGTTCAAAATTGCATCAGCAGCATTAAATAATTCGTTTGGCGGTGTTGGCCGCGTCGGGCTTTGTCCTGCCGTTTGTGCGGCAGGGCCGGCTGTTGGCTCCATATCGCGCTCTGCTTGTTCACGCATTTTTTGCTTTTGAGAAATAACTAAAGGACCATCCCCAACAACAGGGAAAAACGTCCTTCTATTGAGTTCCACCTCTCCTAGTGTAGCGGCAGCCCCTGTTTTTGCTCTTAAATACGCTTCAGACCATTGATTTTGAAGTTGAGCTACTTGTTGTGCATTTTCTGGGGCAGCCCAGTTAGTATATGTGCTGCCTGTCATGGCGGTCTGCACCGGGCTAACTATCTGCGCTAACTTGTCTAGTTCATTGGTAGCTGATCTCATTTGCCCCAAAAATAACGCGCCTTTAGCTTGCGATTCTGTTAATTGCTTGCCCGGAGTTGTTGTTTTTGGTTTGTCTATTTCTAACCTTTCTTGCCCCAGTCTTACATTAGCCCAACCTCGTGCGCTTGCATCACGTTCTGACGGCGACATGCCAACAGCGAACCGCTGCCCTGCTTTAGGTGCTACCAGTTCAATAGCGCCACCAGTGTTAATTTGCATTGGCGCGTTGTAGGCAGGCATAGGCGCACCTACTGGCTGGCCAGCTTTATCTAGTTGCTGTATTAGCTTTTCACCGTTTGCGCCAGTTATTTCTACCGTTCGCGCTACCTCTGCCCGTCCAATGTTCGGGGCTTCATAGTAGCTTTTTACTAAATCAACAGGAACACCAGCGGCTATAGCTTGCTGCGGGGTACTGTTTTGCAATATACCCATTAAACGCTGTCTGTCTTGCTCGGCTCTACGCTGTTCTGCGGCTTTTTGTGCAAATTGCATTGCACCCTGTTGGGCAAATTGACGCATTGCAGCATCAGGCGAAGTGCTTAGTGCGCGAAACGCTGCGGGTATATTTTGCGGTTGGGCGGGTTTAATCGCTTGCGGCATTGGGTTGCCTTCGTCGTCCACTTGCGTTAGGTTTGGTATAACCTGCTCCGGTGTCCCTTGCATGTTTTCAGTGTAACCACGTAAGGCATCGGCCACAGCTTGCTGTCGTGTAGTTTGTAGCTGTCTTAGCTCATCTTCTGCCATTTGCTGACCGCGAATACCACCAAAGCCACGCAGTCCAGCAGCTAAATACTCAAGCGCATGGGGCGCAACAAATCTACCCCCTACCATTCTGCCTTGTGGGGCTTGTGTCTGGGCTTGCTCGCCGTAGCGTCTGCGTCGTGCGTCTATTAGCTGTTGTTCTAGGTCAAAGTCTCTCATGAGAATAACCCCTTAAAGCCCTTAAACATTGAACCACCAGCGCCCGGCAATTTAGCAAGCCCCATCCCAACATCAAACAAACCACCAAACATCCCACTGCCTGCGGCTTGGTCAGCGTTGTATGCATCCATTTGTGCGCCATAACCTAGCTGGGCGGCTCTCATCATGTCGGGGCCGGAAGTCGTTGCCTGTTGTGCAAACTGTTGGAATTGCGGGGCTTGTACTTGGTTTCCAGCACGTAGGGCATTTATCAGGTTAAGCGGCCGGTCTTGTAAATAAGCTTGTTCTTGCAGTGCAGCAGAGCGGTTAGCCTGGTCAAGATTTATGCCTTGTAATGCAGCCTGTAGTCTCAAGTCGTTAGCTTGCTGGCCTTGTATTGCCATCTCACGCGAGAAAGCATCCGAGCCTAGTCCAATGCCAGTGTTTGCCAGCCGTTGCCTAAGTGCTTCTTCTTGTGACTGTAGCTGTGGATTAAGTCTTGCCAGTAACGCTTCCTGCGCGGTTTGGCCTACGTCAATTGCACGTTTTGGTAATGCGCCAACGTCTAATTCTGGGTTTTCAAATATTGAGCGAACCCGATCAAAGCCAAGGTTTGCCACCTCGCCATACTTACGGTTCAGGGCAAGTTGTTGGTCTAACGCGGCCTGTGCTTCGGGGGTAAGTTCGGTTGTCTGTTCCCATCCTGAATCTGGGTCGTATTCCATGAAATCTTCGGGTCTTGGTGCTGTTCCTTGAGTTTGCCCTTGTTGGCTTTCTGCCATCATTCCCGCACCCAATGAGCCTCCCTTTCTAAGCTTAACCCTTTCCTCTGTGCTTAAATTTTGCCAATCATTTTCAGTTTGCGAAGGAAAACGTGACTGGTTATAAGATTGCAATGCTTTGTTGTAAGCGTCGTAATTTATTTTGCCGCCAGTCGGGTTTTGTCGCCAGGTTAGTCTTCCCCACGGTGTTATCTGGTTAGCGCGGTTTGCTCGAACTGCTGCGCGGGTAGCTTCTAAGTTACCTCGTGCTGTTTCTTTTGCGGCTGATTCGTAGTCGGGTGCGGGGGGTGGGCTAGAGCTGCACATATTTACCTCAATTCATAAACCATTTCGGTTGCCATATTCTTAAACCCCATTCTTTGCCATAACTTGCTAACTCTTAAGTCAGTCACGGCTGTACAATAGGCTTTTTGAACGTCAAGTTTTTTTAGTTCAGCCAATACATGCTGCACTAATTTCTTTCCTATGCCATTCCGATGGTTTCGGGTAACGAATAACGCATCTTCTTTGGCTATTTTATCACCGTTATGCATATCATTGGTAATATAAATCAAACAATATCCGACACATTCAGCGTCGTGTTTTACAATAAAAAACTTTAACCAGCCATCATTATTAAATTTGATGTACCTGTCTAGTTGCGGATTAAATGGCGAGGTTTTTATGCCATCTTTTTCTAATCGTTCTTTCATTTCTTGGTAATGCTCACTGGTCAATCGGCAAAAATCAGGCAAATTGTTTGCTATTTTTGCTTCATGAAAAGTGTACATAGTTAGCCTTTATAAAACAGAGTTGGACGACTGGAAAAGATAATCGACATTATTAAACCTAACCTCAGAGCCGTTATTCTGTACTTTCAACCTTAACGATGCGCTATTTGCCACCGCACCTACTGTATTCCATCCGGTAATCGGTCTCAATCCGTCGCCCCAAACCATCGACCCCCATACCATCGAACTCCACACCATGCCCGTAGGTGGCGTGAAATTCAGTGTACCTTGAGCATCTTGGGCTAGGTAATCAGTGTTCAGTCCGTAAAGTACCGAAGGGCTGCCAGTCGTCAAAATGTACGGTCTGACCATCGTGAAATACTTATTGAAGGCTTTGTTACCGAAGTAATTAAAGGCAGGTAAGCAGTCAGCTTGTATAGGTGTTGTGTTGTCTAAGTCGCCAAGCCATGCCTTATAAACCCGTGTATTGTCTGCGTAGTACAGTCCGGTCGAGGCATGTAGTAGTACGTTAGCGTTCCAGCCGACAAACTTTGTCCATGCGCCCGTGATCGTGTTTTGTGCGTACTGATAATTCCCGCCGGGGTTTGGTACGTTCAATAGCATCATGTTCGCGTCAGGGTATAAAGTCAGTTGCCACCCAAACGACGAACCGTAGGAATTCGCTGCAATAGATACGCTATTCTGTATCTTGTCAGTCAGGGCTACTGTTCTATCGACACTTGCTGACAAAAGACCGCGCCCCAACGGGAAAACGCCCTCTGTGGTGTTGACTGCTAAATCCCCGCCGTACTTCTCAGCACATCGACGGCCTAAAGGCTTACCTAACTGAAACACTCCGACTATCGAAAAATCACCACCCGCGCCGGGGTTGCTGCCTCTGTAAATCGCCACCTCGCCCATCGTTGAAATAACGACGAAATGGTCATCAGCACCCGCGCCAGCGTCCACCGTCCATGTATAGCAGGCCATAATCGACCCGCCATCGCGGAAAATGGCGCTCATATCCAACGTACCCACTGCCCCACCTACTTGTCCAACGGGCAGAAATACCACCTGCATGCTGTTTTTGACCACAAAATACAGCCGTGACTTAAACACGCACACATGCACCAGGTTAGTTGTCGTCACTCCGGTTATTGAAGGCGTTGACGTTCCATCTATTGCCGTCCATGTCGTGCCGTTAAATAGTTGGGGTCTGTCTTGTCCGTTCACTAGGTACAGAAAAGACCCACCCGCAGTAGTCACGTTAGCGTGTTGCCATTGTGCTGAAGTCTGCCCGGTCACGACTGCCGCGCCTACCGCTCCGGCTGTAGTTACGTCGAAAATACCCGTACCCGCTGCGGCGAACAGTTTTGCCCCGCCACTTGTCGGCAAATACTCCACCAGCGTTTGTACTGCGTTTGCAAAACCTGTAACGTGGTTAGTGCTGCCTTTTCTTACCCCTACATAGGAAGGGTACGGCCACCAGTTATCTAGTATGAGCGCATATTGCGGTTTCATATCAGCAATGCTGTCTCGGTCATTAAGACCGCCAACCGGGGCAGGTATTGAGGTAGCTCGTGCTGTTGCCATAATTAACCGGGAAAATTGCCGTCTTGTATGTTCCACTCAGTCAGCAATATATTACGTGGCAAACCGCCGAGTGTAAGTTTTGGTGCCGACTTGTCCTGTGCTTTAATCGTGTCGAGCATGTTTCTAAATTCCGGCAAGTCTAAGCCAGGGTCAAGTCCTTTAGAGGCTTTCCACTGTACTTTTAGACCTAAAACCATCAGCGAATCGTCAAATATCGCTCGGTCAGTGTCGGCTGCGTAGGTTTTGCGAGTAACCCCGCCACCTGCATCAATCCAGTTTTTTGAAATGTAGTAAAAAGACAGGTTCAATCCACCCGTGGGCGGGTCAACCTCTAGGAAGTTGTTAGCAATTCTGAAGCGAAGGTTTGGGCCATCGCTGATAATCGCTGATTTATAAATCTGCCATTCTTGAGTGGTTGCAGGCCCTATGAGCGGCCATTGTGACGTTCTATCCCATTCGGTCTGGGGTATTTGTCTGCCCCAGTCACTCGGTAGGGCGTATTGTGTTTGCCCCTGAACCGTAGTAAAACTGTGTTCAGTATTCAGCCTTTGCCACTCGTACTGGCGGGAAAGGTCTCGCCCTAGTCGGTTGACCAAGGCGAGTAGTTGTATGATCTGCGGGTCATTGTTCCCGATAACCAATGTCGGGCGGCTTACACCCAGTTCACCAGTAACCTGCTGCACTAGCTCCAACAGGGTGTAATTCATGATTAGCCCTCGACGATTTCAGGTTCTTTGCGTGGTCTTCCGCGTTTCACTTCCGGGTTTTCTAACGAGGCTTTAAGCGCTTCAAATTCATTACGTAATCGCTCGTTTTCAGCTTGCAGTGCGTTAATAGGCGCATTTCCTGCCGCTGCCGCTAGATAATCCCGCGCTTTCTTTCTCAATTCCATCCAGCCCATGCCCATGCGCTGTAATGCGCCATCGTTCACTTCGGCCAGATTTTCTACAGTTCTAATACCAAAATACTCGGCTTCTTTGCATTGCGACTTTGTGATCTGCGGCCACTGACTTAAAACCGTTCCAATCACTTCCCCCGCCATACCTGCCTCAAACTCACGCCACTGTCGAGCATACTTCTGCTTGTAGTGTGCGTCTGCTTTTACTTCTAAAACATTCAAACGATCGCCGGGGTGTTGAATCCGAATAAATGGAATTTCTTTGTAAATCGGTCGGCCAGCTTTTTCGCTTTCCGACTTCAATTCAACAGATTCCATGAAAAACTCGACAAAACTAGACTGAGGATTGCTCATATCTTCTCCGCTCAAAATTAAACAGGGGCAAATGCCCCTGCCCACTCAGTAAGTGACCCAGTTAAGACTATTACGTCCCAACAATCTCGCCTGACCAGCAGCCGCAACAGAAAACGCGGCGTTAGCTGACAGTGCATTAATAGCACCGCCAGTTGCCGGGTAAATGTTGAGAGCGTTAGCGCCAAGGTTTTTAACAGTGACTTCTGCACCAGGTTCAGCCGGGGGCAAAATAACTCCAGTACTGGCTGCCGCTGTCGTTACTATGACATGAGCGCCAGTTACCAGAGTTGCCGTGCCTTGAGTTGAACCCGCGGCGGTCACGTTGTCCTGAATGTCGCCACACACCTGTTCGGTAAGTGCAGCAGCCATTCCGACACCCATACACCGTGAAGGGTAGCTCATACGTTACTCCTTAGACAGAAGCAGCAGAGAACCAGCCACGATCACCAGAAGCCATAGCAACCGCAGGTGAGCGGTAAGAACCGCCAGTTGCAGTCACTAGGAACGTGGTAGCGTTGACGGTACATACTGCTGTCGCAGCGGTAATGACGGCGTTAGCTTGGCCATAAACATAGCGACGACCATCAGAACCAAACACCTGAGTGCCCAACTGCGGCGCATCTTCTGCACCGGAAGCGGGGCCAACATCAGCGGCCAGAGTAATGGTATTCAAATCACACCCCGAAATTGGGGCTACGGAAAAAGGTGCAGCCATTTTAGTATCCTTTCAAAATTAGTCAGTCAGAACGCCTTGGAAGCGAGGACCGGAACTGGTCAAGTTACCCGCCCAACCAATCAGTCGAACCATTGAGTCCTGGTTGACCGACATGCGATCACCACCAATAGGCACAAAGTTACGATCACGGTGCGGACGGAAAAACAGGTATTTGGTATTCAGGAAGTACATGCGGTTGGTGTTCAACTGACCGCCGATACCACCATCCAAGAATACATCGCAGTTAAAGCCAGCACCGAAGTATTTGAGGCTAGTGAAACCTGCACCTGCGGAACTCTCGCTAGAAATACGCTGAATGGCTTGCAAGCTTTCCAGATAGAAGCGGTAGTAGTTGTTACCTGCCACAATGATATCGGGGCGGTCAGAACCACGCACTAACTGAACTGCAACTCGGTTCATGTACGATTGAATGTTAGCAGCCGAAGCAGCAGCACCGCCATCGGTCGTAGCATCAAACGCAATGTTGCGCCAGAACGAGAAGTTAGTACGGTTGATACCACCGTAAACGCCAGAACCAGGCGAAGCCGAAACAGCCAGAGCCAGACCAGTGATGTCTTTGCCGCCGTTACCCGTACCGTCCGAGTAAATACCAGCAGAAATGTCGTTGATCAGTTGGGCTTC